TTTATAAAGAATGAAGGAATTGATTTCTTGGAAAAAGTACAAGAAATGGCTATGCCAAGTAATATTCAATATTATTATGATCAACTAAAGAAGTTTTCCTTGTTGAGAAGTTATGTTGAGAATGGTATTGACGTATCAGAATTCTTTGACCCAAATGAAATTGAGCCAGTCACCATTGAGGCACAAAGAAAGTTATTAGACGAATCTTGTATTCAAGATATTATTAATCACTATAAGAAGAAGCAATTGAAGATATCAGCACCTTTTATTATGAGTGAAGGAAGAGATTCTAAGAAAGCCGGAATAGGTGGACACGAACAAAAAGAGAAGTGGAAAAAAGATACGGCTTGGGGGTTAGGCTACGCAAGTGCTTATTTGACAACAACCTTACACGGTTTAAGGAAACGACGTTTTAATGTCAAATCTGCTGGAACAGGAGTTGGAAAAACAAGAACTTCAATAGCTGATATTGGGTATGCTTGCTCACCTTATTACTATGATAAGTCATTGGGGAAATGGTGCAAAAATCCAAATGGAATGTGTAATGGTGCCCTATACATAGGCACTGAAATGGAGTTATTAGAAGAAATTGACCCTATCCTATGGGCTTATATATCCGATGTTCCACAAGATCATATTGAATTCAATATGTACGAAGAGGGTGAAGAAGAAAGAGTAGATGAAGCAATTCGCATTCTAGAACATGAAGCAAATATATGGTTTGAATATGTGCCTGAATATGATGCAAATACACTCGAAGATATAATTGAACAACATAAGATAGAACACAATATTGAATATGTTTGGTTTGATTATATTAGTGCAACAGTTGAATTAAACAGTGAGTATGCTTCAGAATCAAAAGTAAAAATGGTAGTTAGAGAGGATCAAGTATTGGCAAACCTTTCTAAAAAACTGAAAAACTTTACTAGAAAATTTGACGTGTCTATCGATTCGTATACACAGATAACAGGTGATTTTAAGAACGAAAATAATCGTGATCAAACTATTGTAAGAGGTGCGAAATCTATTATTGATAAAGCTGATGGGGCAATGATTGCAATGCCACCATCGGAAAAAGAACTTAAAAAAATAGAACCGATACTAAGAGAAATGATTAATAAACCAACACCTAATTTAGTTTACTCTCTATATAAGAACAGAGGTGGTAAGTGGAATAAAATCAAGATATGGCTATACATAGATTACGGTACGATGAGAACACATGATTTGTTTGTAACAGACTACGAATATAAGCTAATTAAAGATATTGGGAAAACATACATAAATATTGAAGATTCAGCTTTTGTATCAGATAAGGCTGTGATTAATCCAGTAGACAATATTACAATTAATGAAAAAACAATTGAAGAAATTGAATTTTAAGAGGTGATAGTGTGATAGATAAAGATTATCTACTTGAACATATCACTGAGGAACAAATTCTAAGTGTCCTTGAAAGGTTTGGTGCAGTTCCTTTCGGTGCGAATAAAGAGAAAGAGATATGGTTTCAAACAATTTGTCATGGTGGAGATAGTCATAAACTATGCTATTTCAGAGAAAGTAAATCATTTTACTGTTATACAAATTGTGGGCAAATGACATTGTTTAATTTGATCATGAAAATAAAAAACTGCACATTTTCTGATTCAATAAGGTTTGTTGGTAATGAGATTGGTATTAATAATAGATATGGTTTTACAAATAAATTTACTAGTCAGTTACAAGAGATAAGTAAGATAGATAGATATATTCAAATGAGAAATTTTAAGAACAAATCTATTAGCAATCTTCCAAGATTAAGCACCAATATATTAAATTATTTTGAAGATGATGTCTTTTATACCGGATGGATTGAAGAAGGTATTAGTATAGAAACTATGCAACTATTCGGTATCAGATGGTACGAATATCAAAAACATATTATTATTCCTCATTTTAATATATTAGGAGAATTAGTAGGCATTAGGAGAAGAAGCTTACAAGAAAAAGACATAAAAAATAAATATATGCCTGAAATAATTGAAGGTCTAACTTATAACCATTCATTAAATGCGAACTTCTATGGACTTGACAAACATGCTTCTGGTATAAAGAAAACTAAAAAAGTTGTAATTGTGGAATCAGAAAAAAGTGTAATGTTAGCACACGAATATTATGGTGAGAATGCTTTTGTTGTAGCAACATGTGGATTTAATATATCAAATTGGCATCGAGATATGTTATTAAGTTTAGGTGTCGAAGAAGTAATGTTAGGCTTTGATAAGGATTTTGAATTACTGGAATATGAAAATTACGATGAAATCAGTCCAGAGTATAAAAAATATCAAAGATTTATTACTAGAATATATTCATTAGCGCATAAATTTACGGCTTTTTGCAGGACTTATGTTTTATGGGATAGCTTGAATTTATTAGAGAAAAAAGACTCGCCTTTTGATAGAGGTAAAGAAGTATTAGAAATATTAATGAAAAACAAAATTGAAATCACGACTGAAAGAGAGGAAGAAGATTAGTGAATAGACTGTTGTGGAAAACAATTCACAAGTGTGAATTCAACAAAGAAGATGATTTTTTAGAAAGAATATTGGCACAAGCAGGAATTGATAATATATATGAATTCTTAAATGTAAGTAAAAAACACACTCATAATCCATTTCTATTTAAGAATATGGATAAAGGGGTTGAATTATTACATAGTAAATTAGGCGGTACAGTTTTTATTAAGAGAGACACAGATGTTGATGGTTTAACATCATCTTCTTATTGTAAAGGTTTCATCAAGGATATCTCACCAGAAACAGAGGTGATTTGTGAAACTACATACCAAAAAGAACACGGATTATTTGTTTCTGATATTGAACAATATGCCGATAATATAGATTTAATAATCGTACCTGATGCTGGTTCTTCTTCCGTTGAAGAGTGTAAAGAGATAACAGAGAAATATCATATTCCTATTTTAATTTTAGATCACCATGAAATTAATGAAGAAGTCATGAACTATGCAACATTAATTAATTGTACAGATGGTGAATATCCTAATCCAACACTATCTGGCGTAGGCGTAGTACATAAATTTGCGTTAGCTTATGCAAGTAAATACGGTATCAAAGAAGAAGTGTGTAATTATTATCTTGATTTAGTTGCACTTGGTATGATAGCGGATTCAATGGATATGCGCAATTTAGAAACTAGATATTATGCATTAGAGGGTTTAAAAGAAGAAAACAGACATAATCTACTCATAAAAGAAATAGCAGCTAGATATGAAGATGAAATGAAGTTAGGTCATACCATTAGGAACTATGGCTGGGTTATTGCACCAAAGATGAATGCTGTTGTGCGTTATGGTAGTAAAGAAGAGCAGGATAATTTGTTTAGGGCTTTGTGTGGAGAAATTGAAGATATAGAATATCAACCTAGACGCAAATGTAAAACCGATCCTAAACCACCAGTTGAAATCCATTCGCTTCAAAAAACAATGGCGAGAGTTTGTGATAATGTAAAAGCTAGACAGGACACAGAAGTACGCAAATACGTTCCGTTATTAGAAGAACAAATTAAACAGATGGAATTAGATAAAAATAGTGTAATCATAGTAGATGGTACAGATATATTAAAAACTAAAACTGTAACCGGATTAATAGCAAATAAACTTGCTGAAAAATATCAAAGACCCATAGTAATATTAAAGAGTCGAGATAAAGAACTATTTGGTGGTTCCGCAAGAGGATACGAAAAAGGAGTAATTGAAGACTTTAGGAATTTTCTTATCGAAACAAATAGCTTTGACGAGTGTTTAGGTCACGCAGGGGCGTTTGGAGTAACATTACAAAAAAACAATCTGCAAAAAGCAATTGAATCGTGTAATAGGAAGCTCAAATTAGAAGATTTAATTACAATACATGAAGTTGATTATGAAGTAAAAGCAAGAAATCTTACACAAAAAGCAGTTATGAAAGTAGCTGAATCGTATGAAATATGGGGTAAAGGTGTGGAAGAACCTACATTTGTTATTACCGAAATAGAGATACCTGCTAAAGACATAAAGGGATATGGCGATAATAATACTTTCATAAAATTCTCTTATAACAATGTAGACTATATCAAAAAATATTGCTCTAAAGATGATTTTGATATTATGACTTTAAGAGATAGAAATACACTGGGAGAAAACAAAAAAATATTACACATGACAGTAATAGGAACATTTAATATTAATGAATATGAAGGGGTCAGATATCCACAAGTAAGAATTAACTATTTTGAAAGCGAAGAAGTAATTACTACAAGTAAAATTAAAGTAACTATAGATGACGATTTTCTATTTTAAAGAAAGAGAGGAAACATGAGTAATAATTATAAATTCATGTCTAATCACAATCATACAGAAGATTCTAATTTTAGATTAAAAGACTGTATTATTCGTGCAGAGGACATAGTAAATAGAGCTATTGAATTAGGATATATGGGTGTGAGTGTCACAGATCATGAAACTGTTTCCTCTCATATTAGAGTCTTACAAAGATTTCAGTATTTAAAGAAATTGCATAGTAGATATAAAGAATATTGTACAAATGACAAAAAAGATGAGTTAAAAAACGATAAGGAAATACAAATAGAAATCAAATTATTAGAAACAATGAATGAAGATTTTAAATTGGGTTTGGGTAATGAAATTTATCTTATTAACGACTTGTCTGATGTTAAAGAAAATTATGAATCTGGTGTAACTAAGTTTTGGCATTTCATACTAATTGCTAAAAACCTCAAAGGGTATGAACAAATTAAAAGAATATCTTCAGAAAGTGCATGGAAGAATTGGTATAGACAAGGAAAGATGGAACGTGTTCCGACAATAAAAAGTGAACTTGAAGAAATAATAGGAGATGAAAAAGGTAATATAATTGCTACAAGTGCTTGTTTGGGCGGTGAATTACCAAACTATGTTCTCTCATATTTTAGAGATGGTAATCAAGAAGCTAAAAGAAAAATTCATAATTTTGTTCAATGGGGTATTGATGTATTTGGTAAAGATAATTTTTTCATTGAGTTGCAACCTACTCAAGAAAAACCACAAAAAGAATTATTAGAAACTCATCCGCAGATTATATTTAATCAAAATGCAATTAAAATAGCTAAAGCTTATGGAGTAGATTACACTTTTGCAACTGATAGTCACTATTTAAGAAAAGAACACAGAATGGTTCATGAATCGTATTTAAAAGCTGATGAAGATAATAGTAGCAATCGTGAGTTGGGTGATTTTTATGCTACAACTTATATGATGGATACAAGTGAACTGCATAATTTATTAAGTTCACATTTATCGAAAGAAGAAATAGAAATAGGTTTTTCCAATACAATGAAAATGCACAAAATGATTGAGAACTATGATTTAAGTCATTCTGTAATAGTACCAAGTGACAAAAAAATTCCTGATGTTGAGTTACAACATGTATTTAAAGAGTTTTACCCAAAATATAAATACATAAAATATTTCTCTGAAAGTGAAAATACGCAAGAAAAATATCTACTATATTTAATAGAACAGTCTATAGCAAAACGTAGATTAAAATATAAAGAATCTGTAGTAGAAAGATTAGACTTGGAATTAGGAGAAATATGGAACATATCAGAAAAAATAGGTATGAGATTGGCTACGTATTATGTTTTAGTACAGAGAATAATAAATGAAATAATGTGGAAGGTTTCTTATGTGGGTGTAGCCAGAGGTTCTGTAACAGGTTTTCTTTTAGCTTATGCAATTGGAATTACTCAAATGAATCCAATGAAATATAATCTCCCACATTGGAGACATCTTAGTGCAGAAAGACCAGAGCTACCCGATATAGATGTTGACTCCGAATCGGCTAGAAGACAAGAAATATTTAGCTTAATGAAAGATTATTTTGGGATTAACAATGTATTAAATACATTAACATTTAAGACTGAAGGGACTAAAAGTTGTACGTTAACCGCTTGTAAGGGGTGGGGATTAGATAACGATACTGCACAAGCAATTGCTGATATGATACCTTTTGAACGTGGAAGCAACTGGTCATTAAAAGATTGTTTTGAAGGCAATATTGAAAAAGGTCGTGCACCTGTAACTGAATTCATAAATGTAGTGGCTAAATATGATGGTTTAAAAGAGATTATGTTGCTCATTGAGGGATTGGTTTGTGGTAGATCTATTCACGCTTCAGCAGTTTATATTTTTGACAATGGATACATAGCACACAACAGCAAAATGAAAGCACCAAATGGTACAGATATAACAGCCTACAATATGCACGATAGCGATTGGTGTGGGGCATTAAAGTTTGACTGTTTAACAATTTTAGGATTAGATAAAGAGCATAAAGCAATTGACCTGTTAATTGAAAAGGGGATTATTGAGGATAAAGGTGATTTAAAAACTAATTATGATACTTATATTCATCCAGACGTTTTAGATTATGAAGATAAAGAAATGTGGAGAATGATAGGCGACAATGAAATCATTGATGCTTTTCAATTTGATACTCCAACAGGGTCACAAGCAGCTAAAAAAGTTAAGCCACAAACAATTACAGAACTAGCAACTGCAAACTCCCTTATGAGACTTATGCCAGAGCAAGGAGAAGAAAGTCCGATTGATACTTATATTAAGTATAAAGCGGATATTTCACTTTGGTATAAGGAAATGAGAGATTACGGATTAACCGAAGATGAGATTAAAATATTAGAACCACATTTATTACCTGTATATGGTGTAGCTGAAACACAAGAAGTTGTTATGAGACTATCTATGGATAAACAAATCTCCAACTTCAATGTAGCTGAAGCCAATATGATTAGAAAATCTATTGCTAAAAAGAAAGCAGATGTATTGGAAAAAGCAAGGCAATTATTCTTTAACAAGGGTAAAGAAATTGGTACAAGTGATAAACTACTAAGTTATGTATGGAATGTACAATTTAAAAAAAGTTTTGGCTATTCTTTTTCTCAAAACCATACATTCCCATATTCGGCAATATGTCTACAAGAAATGAATTTAGCACATAAATATAATAAGATATTTTGGAATACTGCTTGTTTAACCGTTAATGCTGGAGCTGATGAAAACAATGACAATAATAAAACTACTAACTATGGAAAAATTGCAAAGGCAATTAGTGAAATCCAAAGCAAAGGACAGAAGATAGAACTACCGAATATTAATAAAGCTAAATTTGGTTTTGAACCAGACATGGAAACTGAAGAAATTATTTTT